ATCTGCGGTAAAGCCAGAGCCTGAACCACCATTTAGGGGTACGTTAGTGTAGTAACCGTTAGTGTAGCCAAAACCAGTATTAGTAATAGTAGAAACTGATGCCACGCCTTGCACAATAGATACTGGATAGTAGTAATAGTGCATCTCAGCTTGATAAGACTGGTCTGGGGTTGGACCCATAATTAATGAGAGGCTATTGTGGTCTGTGTATTGTGGGCCAAATAACGCATAATACTTAGGAGTGCCTTGTGAATTAGGGCTTGGATAAGCTTCACGGATAAAGTTCACGTCTTTGTTTAGTAGGTACGTGAAAGGCACTGTGGTGTAGTCGGATGTGTATATAGCTACAGAATAGTTAGAAAGCCAATCAGAAGGCAACGACAAATACTGATTCCCAGCCGTGAGCGTACCCGTCACGTTTTTACGCAACACAGGTATTTGTACGCTGTTATATATGCGGTCTTCAGCTTCTATAACAAAACGCGGGATGTTATTAACAAACAATGCTTCAGTATTTTCACTGTAGTCTTGAATTGCTTGCCACAACTGGGTGTAATTCATTGCCATAAAAGCCTTACGCTAAAGGACCATACGCCTTACGACCACGCTCTGCAGCGCCATTACCACGAGTTTCTACGCCAGCACTTCTTTTCTTAGCAGTAGCATAGCTTACGCCATTTGGAACTGGATCTGTTAAGTCTGCTTCTCTTGCTGATTTCTCAGTTACATAAGTCTCAAATGGGCTTTCACCATCTTTAACAGAAGTACCATTCATAGCATAAACTTCAGCTGGTTTAGCGTTCTTAGGATTGCCCGTTTTAATGGCAGCACCTTTAGTTGGTTTGGTTTCTTTAGCCATGATTAACGACCTCTTTGATTAGCCGCACGAGCCAAGTTACGACCCATAGACTTATAGTTTTGGTTTAGTTTGCTTTTAGCGGCTTTTGGGCCGTTGTCAATTACTTTAGGACCGTCATTAGGGTAAACCTTTACATCGGTTTTGCCTTTACTAACTACGCGTCCGTCGCCTGCTTTTTTGTATGTCATGATTATTCCTAATTTGTTGATATTGTTACTGTACCCACCTGACAGATTGCAATCAGATAATTTGCCGTTAAAGCAGTATCAAACTGACTTGCACCACCTACAGGATTCCAACCCCACTGAAACACCCTACTACCACCGGAAATATTACCTAAAATATCTACTCCAGAAGCATAGTAACTAACGTCCGGTCTGGGTTCCCTAACTGCCTGTGGGTCATTAACTGGATATAACCCTAATTGTAACTGAGGATGGTCAGGATCCCAACATTCTTGACATACTTTTATACTGACTTGCTTGGTTTTGATGGTAAGCTTTTTAAGCTCCACCAGTTTATACCTTTGACCGCAACGATCACATTCCGCAATTGAATGTTTACCAGAAGCATACTTGGAGGGCATATTTTACCTCGCATAAAACAGATTCCTAGGCACAAAACGAATACTTGCCTTTTCTCTGTCTTCTTGGGCGGCTAAGTCAAATTGTTGGTCGTAATCAGCTTTTAATCCCATAACTCTTTGTGGGTCTACGCCAGGTAATTTAACACTGAGCATATATGCTAAACCAGCTACAAAACAATTAATAAATCTAAATGGGATATCGGCGATATTAACACCATTGCCAGCATCTTGAATACGGCGCATACGCCAATAAACAAACGTATAACTAGTTCCAGCATCTGGGGTAGGCCAGATATTAACGCAAGGTAGGTATTGCAAATAAACAGTTGTTCCTACAGTATGTGCCGTTGCTGTAGTTCCTGCTTGCCCGCGCCAGCAGTTTTGTATTTGATTACCTACAATATTGGTGTAAGCAATGATTTCTGAATCTAATTGAATAAAACCAGTAGAGCGAAGCTGGGTAGTAGAGCTAAGGGTAATAGTTGTATCAGTGGCAGAAACAGCGCTAGCTACTGTAATAGAAGTAGCATCAGAATTACCGCTTTGGCGGTTAACCCACATCTGAATCGGGCGACCAGTAGTTAGCTTATTTGGAATAGTCGAGTAGGTAGATTCTGAAATGCGGCTTAAATTAATATCTTGCTGGTTAGTAGGGCTAGCATTATTGGTGCGGGTTATTGCATCCAAAATATCAATGGTATTAACTGGAAGTGCATAAATGCCTTGGTTTGGTACCAGTGGAATAGAAGCTTCCTCAATAGTCCAAAGGTTAATACCTTTATTAGCCCACTCAATCGTCATTAGATTGATAGAGCGACGCGCAGTACGCAAGTCATATCCAGTACGGTCCTGCATACCGCAACGCTCAAAAGCCTCTTCTACGAGTTCTGTGAGGTCTAAGTTAAAGCCGGAAGTACCAGATGTGTACTGTGTTGTGGACATTATTTACCTACTAAGGCGTTCAACTCATCTAAAATTGCAGGCTTAATGTGCAGATTGCTCAAAATAACAATTACTTGGCTCAAAGTATCGGTACTTAAAGTAACCATCTTTTGGGTAGCTTGGGTAGTAACCGCTTGCACTTCAGCTACAGCAGCTGTAGATTCTTTAGTAAGGGCTGCAACTTGTTGTTGTAGGAAATCAGAAATTGTTGATTCTACGTTATCTAATGTACTCATTTTTTCTTCCTTGTTTTAGCAGACTCAATAAAGTCCTTTTTAGTAGGCGCACCCTTAGATCCAACAGGACGCATCTTTTCACCAGAGCCAGCTTTAATACGTGCTTGCTTTTTATGAATGTTCTCATATAGTCCGACTTTCCCACCTTTAGAATACTCAGTAAAGTCCGTATTATCTCTACGAGCTTTCTTAGCACCTTTAGGCATTTTAGAAGAGGCAATAGCGCCCATTCCGCGGGAAGCCATCATTACTTCTTGCCTTTAGCCATACCGCCGCCACAAAATGCTTTAATGTGGTCAGCATGTTTTTTGTGCCCAGCAGCATGTTTACCATAGTGGTCGCTATGATGTACGTGACCACCATCTTCGTGCTTAGAAATGAAGTCGTCATGATGGACCATGTCTGGGCCTTTCATTGGTTCCATTTGTTCTTTTACCATTTTCATTTAAATCTCCTTAACAATAAGTACCACGAGTTTTACCTCGTTGGGCGATGCCATCTGCACGACTAGAAGCTGAAGATATTTTACCGCCTTTAGCTTTCTTAACTGGTTCCTGTGGGGCTGGAGCTGGTTTGCCACCTAAAATAATAGCTAGCTTAGACCCAGAAGTAGCAGCTTTATCGAGGTTTTGTTGACCCTCTTTATTCTGCTTCTCAGTACCAATAAGATTGTCTTTGATGTCGTCTAGTATGCTCATGATTAGCAGAATCTTCCGCGTGTCTTACCACGTTGCTCAATACCACCGCCACGAGCCATCTTCTTAACATCGCCACCTTTTTTATAGGTGTCACCCATTGGGTTCATGTTACCCATAGCTTTGGTCATTACATTTGACTTTGGTTTAGATTTCATGCGTGGTTTAGCAACTGGGGTTGGAACTTGCTGATCCATATTACCACTAGCTAAAGCAGCCATCGCGCGGGCGCGAGTATCATCACCGATGTTGGCATTTTGACCTTGAGCAGTTTGAGTATCAACATCACCACCTTCATCGTAACGCTTTACTTTACCGCCTTTAGCCATCTTAACTTCTTTGCCTTTAGTCAAGCCGCGTTTTTGTACAGCGCTTTGACCGAACTTCATTAGCTTGTTAGAACCTTTTTCTACGTCTTTAGACATTGTGCGTGGGCCCATAGATTCTTTAGCCATACCGCCTTTTTTAAGGGCAATCTTAGTACCTTTACCGCCTTTGTGTTCTTGGGCATCATGTTCTTTGAATGCTTTTTTAATCATAGCTACGTCTTGCTTTTTGTCCATAGCCTGTTCTTTTTTTGATTCTGATTTGGATTCTTTTTCCATAACTTTTCCGCCTTTTTTCATACCATCTTCTACATTCCTGGGATTAAAAGGTTCATCGGTTTTAACGCCACGTTGTCTTTGCATTGCCATAATTTTTCCGCCCTTTTTCTTTCCAATGTATTTAGTTAAGTCATTTTCTGGGACACTTTTAGATGCTCCCAAAACCCTACCATGTCTAGTTATATCACGATTAATCATATTTATACCGCCTACTGCAAACTTCTTCCCCTTGTCTGCTTCCGAAAAATCTCTACCTACTGACTGGGGTACACCAACCTTTTTAGCCATCTTAGGGTTATGGGCTACCATTTCCATAAAACGATGTTGCTTTGCTGACTTACTTGGCATTACATTTCCATCTTTTTAAACTAGCTGCCTTACGAGTAGGGCGACCTTTTTCATCTTTCATAGGTCCGGGCATTCCAGACATTCTTGCACAAAACGATTTCTTTCTAGCTCCACCTTCTGGTTGGGGTGCTTTTAAATGCGAACCAGTAGCTGCATTGTACTTAGCACGACCTTTAGCAGTAAGCCCAGCACCTTTGGAAGCAGGTAACTTTTCACCGCGACCAACTGCAAGCGAAACACCTTTTTTCTTAGGCATTATTTACTCCAGAAACCTTGAAACAAGTTAGCAATAATAGCGCCAATTAAAGCAGCTGCACCACCTACGCCTAACAGCAATCTCCAACCACCATGAGCTTCAGCCAATGTCTTTTGAATAGCTTGGATAGCGGTCTTGATTTCTTTCATTTCTTCGACCATTTTATCCATATCGCTTTGCAGGTGTGAGATATCGTTCGCGTGGGTAGCTAGTTCTCTTGCGGTAGAAATAAGATCAATTTCACTCATGATTAACCGTAAGTAATAGCCAATGAAGTTAGCGTTGTACCAACTACATAAACACCATTCTGGCAAACAATACCTTCACCAGGAAGTAAAACTTGGAATGGTTGTACTGCAGTAGCGTATTTAAATTGATACACAATAGGTCCAGTAGTATCTGTACCGTCGTATATAGTAAACGTACCAGCTGTACCATTGCCTAAAAAGACAATAGATTTTATTCTAGTTCTTCCTGTATATAACTGCGCAGGAAAGCTAGTCGCTGTCGCTGACTTTACGTCATATTGCATTGTCATAATTAATCTCCTAAAGATTTAAAAAGGAGGCGGGGTTAACCACCCCCTAGCAGATTAATTAATCAAAGTTACCGTATGGGTATGTTGTAGCATTACCAATGTTGTAGTCGGCTTGTGTATAACGCAAAGTAATATTTACTTGACCTGAGTTAACTGAAGTCAAACCAGTTGCTGTCAATGCCAAAGTTACTACTACTTGGCTAAACCATGTAGGCTGTTGACCAGGTTGTACGTTCTGAACATCTTGCAATGTACCATTAGCATTATCTAACTGGGTTGCTGTAAAGGTAGCATATGTACGACCAGCAGCTGTAATAGCAGCAGAAGTGCCATAAACACCAGTAGTAGTAGCAAAAGCGTTAGAGATGTATGGTTGGATTGAAGTTACAGCGTGTGTACCATCAGTTGGGGTAGTGCCTTGCTCAATGATTACATCAATTAAGTTTGAACCGTATGGGAGCAAGAATACTGCACCGCGGTAGTTAGTACCAGTAGCATCAGCAGTAGGAGCAGCAGCAACAGTTGGGCCAGAAGTGCTATAAGCACCAGCTTGTGGGGTCCAAATAGTACCAATGTTGTTAGGGATATTGTTTGAGCTAACGAATACGCCAGATGCACCACCGTAGTTAGTTGTACCTGGAGTTGTTACAGCAAAGTCCAAAAATGCGTTTTGAACTAATTCCGCTGTACCAACGGAGCGCTGTGGACCCATACGCTGTTCACCAGCTAAAATTGGGCCTGAAAATGTAGAACGTGCCATGATAAGAATCCTTATGCAAAAGTTCCCGTACCAATCATTGCATTGTCTGCTGGGGCAGTCCGGTACAGGTAATCACCCAGATACGCCTAGTTTACACTAATTATTCTTTTGTGTGTAATCATTTTTATGTAAAATGGGTAGTATTAGATAAATAAATGGAATGGGTATGAGTGCTTGGCTTATCATAGTTACGGGGCTAATTTACGCCTACATATCAGTAGAGCAAGGGTCTAAAGGTAATTGGGCTATGTCTATGGTGTACGCAGGGTACGCTTTCTCTAACGTAGGTCTATATTTAATGGCAACAAAATGACAACTATTGTGGGTGATTGGGGCAGGAAAGTACTAGTGGCGGATAGTCAGTTTACCGATAGCGATTCTGGCATTAAATACTTTGAAGATAAGATATTTCCGATTGATGGTGGCTGGCTAGGAGTTGCTGGAAACTATGTCGATGCGGAAAAAGTTTTAGATTACCTTAGCAAAAAAACTAAAGCTAAACCTAAACTTAAATCCGATAGCTCATTTCTAAAATTAACTAAAGAAGGCTTGTTTTCCTGCGGGGATGATTTAGAATGGGAAAGAGTACGAACTTTTATGGCTATTGGTAGTGGTTCGATGGCTGCAGAAGTGTGTATGCGTATGGGGTTACACCCCCA